CAACAATAAAGACGGCATTGGACTGAGCGGACTTGAGGACTTCAAGAGCGTCCAGCTGGGCAGCCTGAATGTCACTCCTGACAAGACTGGTGCTGTTGGCGCTGATCGTGTCCCGCCGTTGCTTGAACGCTATCTGACGGGGCTTAGAATTAGTGGACCAGGCAACATTGCTATCAAACGGAGCTGACCATGTACGGAGACCTAAAAGGCGGCTTCGAGTTCATCTCAGACACTGCCGAACACACTGGTCGCTTCTGCTTGATTTACTTCAAGGAAGACACCGTGATCAGTGCGATCACTGTGCAAAACGCAACCGGGAATAGCCTGGCTGGTGAGACCTTTGTGGCTGACACCAAGCTGTCAGGCATCATTACGAGCATCACGCTGACCAGCGGTGCCTGCCTTGCTTATCGCGTCTGATGGCACTTGCTGACTCGCTGAGGAAAGTAGCCAGCAAAGTCATCACCAAGTTTGGCGGTGACGTGACGGTTCGGTTTGTCACTGCCGGGTCATACAACACGACCACGGGTGTTATCAGTCAGAGCAACTCCGACACGGACGTGAAAGGCGTGTTGGAGGATGTGGCACTGCGAGAGGTTAACGGCTTAATTCAAGCCGGAGACAAACGGCTAACGGTGGCGGCCAGTGATTTGACCACAGCCCCTGAGACCAAGGACGTGGTGCTGATCAACAGCGTGGTTCATCAGATCATCGCTGTGCAGACCACTGAGCAGGACAACACGGCGATCACTCATGAGCTGATCTTGAGGGCCTAGCCATGACGCGCAAAATTAAGATCACACAGATTGCTGACCACATGGGGACTGAGGTTCAGCAGTTGGTGGTCGCGACGACGCTTGAGTGGGAGCGACGAGTCAAAGAAAAGACCCCTGTCAGAACAGGCAACCTTGTGAATGGCTGGCAACACACGATCGAGCCATTTTTGGGCGAGATAACCAATCCTGTCGAATATGCAGAGCCGGTTTGCTTTGGCAATAACTTGCCCTCGTCTTGGGGCGGCGTGCCTAGGTCAAGCCCGCCGCCAGGTTTCCCTGAGTTGATTGGAAAAGAGCTTGAGGCGTGGTCCAAGACCCAATATCGTCGGATTGTCGCTAAAGACTGATGGCCGCAGCAGATCTCAACACCATCAGATCGACCATTGAAGGTCGATTGGCGACGGAGCTTGCAAACAGCCCTGCGCTGCCGGTGGTGTTTTACAACATGGCGTATGAGCCAACGCCAAACTCATCGTGGGTACAGTGTCTGACTTCTTTTGGTGCTGGTGAATACCTGGGCCAGGGTCTAACCAGCAACTCCCAGAACAGGATTGTCGGTCTTGTCTTGATCAACATTTTCACGCCGCAAGGTGCTGGGCCTGGCGCAAATTATGTGATTGGTAAGCGTGTCCGTGACCTTTACAATAGGGTGATCGTGTCGGGGGTTTTCTTCGACGCTGCAACAGGTCCAGAGGCACTGGCTTCACCAGCTCCCGAGGGCTATTTTCAAACTCAGGTCCGTGTGACCTTTGAATCTATCGAGGAACTCTGACCATGGCCGTCCTTCGCGGAGAACAAGGCGCAGTCCAATTTGACGCCGCTGGCTCAAGCAACGCCACCATCGTTGGCACTCGCAGCTGGAGCCTTTCAACCACCAAGGAAACTTTGGATGTCTCTAAGCACGGGGACACCTTCCGCAGTTTCGTTGGCAGCATGATCAGCGGCACTGGCACCGTCGAGTTGGTTTACGACCCTGACGCCACCGGCCAGGCTGCTTTTCTTGAAGACGTTCTGACGACTGCAGATCCTGCGGACGCCACGTTTGAACTGTTCACCACCGGTACATCTGCTGGCACTGATTCTGTGAGTTTCGCTGGAATCATCACCGACATGGAGATCACTTCCACCGTCGGTGAGATTGATATTGTCACCTGCAACTTCATCACCAGCGGCACCATCACCGGCAACCTTCAGTGATGAGGCTATAGTTTGAGCGATAAATGTATCGCTTAAATGCCTGCTCAATCTCGAACTGTTGACCTGCTGGTTGGGGCGTTTGACCTCAACCAGCGTCGCAAGTTTGAAATGAAGAACGCAGACGGCGAAAAAATCGTTGATCTGTACTTCAAGCCCATCACCCGCGCAGACCGCAAGAAAGCACAGCAGTTGGCTGGCACTGATGAGGCGCTGGACATCAGCACCAACATGCTTTGCCAAATGGCTGAGCTTGAGGATGGCACTAAGGCGTTTGCCGCTGCTGATGCTGCCAAGCTGCAGCGACAGCTGCCTGAGAATGTGCTGAATGAGATCGAGCTGTTCTTGTTTGGCCTTGGCGAAGACGCTGATCTTGATGACGCAAAAAACGACTGAAGCAGGACAGCTGGACTTACTTTGAGTTCTTCCTGGCCTGCGAATTAGGGATGACAGTGAGCAGGCTTCGCACGGAATTAACCGATGCGGAGCTTGTTCACTTTGCTGCGTTCTATGAGGTGAAAGCCGAGAACGAGGAAAGGGCAATGGAGCGCGCGAAACGTCAGCGGCGGTAGACTTCGACTATTGCCGTTGAGTTGTCGTGGCTGAATCCAACGTCAAGCTCAGGGTAGACGCGCGTGATGCAGTCAACGCGCTGAATCAGACGAACAATGCCAGCAAGCAGCTAAACCAAACGCTCAACACGACGAGCAAGCGAGCTGGCACCGCAACAGCAAATATCCAGCGGTTTGGTATTAGCTTCCGCAGTGTTGTCGGCCCGATGGTGGCGCTGACTGGCGCGCTGACTCTTGCCAATCGCTCGCTGGCTGCTTTTGGGAAGAGAGAGGCTGACTTAAAGGTCCTGTCGTCTCAGCTAGAGCGTATCGGTGCTGGCGGTTCAAAGCAGCTTGAGCGGTTAAATGCAGCAGCTGATGAGTTAGGTGATGCGACCTTATTCTCTCAGGATGACTTTATCCAGTCGTTCAACATCCTGACTTCATTCCGTGCGATTGGTGTTCAGTCGTTCACAGACGTTGCTGAAGTTGCCGCTGATGTTGCTCAAGTAATGAGCACAGATGTCAAGAGTGCAACCGTCCAGCTCGCCAAGGCGCTTGAAGATCCAAAACGTGGCTTGACTGCACTGAGCCGTTCAGGCATCACGTTTAACGAGGCGCAGACGGAGACCATCAAAAAGCTGGTGGACTCTGGAAAGCTGCTAGACGCTCAGGCTTTAATTCTTGACACTATTAAAGGCCAGTATGACGGCGCTGCGAGAGCAGCTGGCAAGGGCTTCGCTGGCGCACTCGATCTGCTTACTGAAAATGCTGGCGACGCTGCTGTGGCGCTCGGCAAAGGAATAGAGCCAGCAGCTACAGCTGCAGCCAATGCTCTCGCTGCGGTGTTTAGGCAGATAAGCAAGATTCCAGCTCCTGCAGGTCAAGCCGCGCTGCAGATTGGCTTGATTACAACTGCAGTTATTGCTCTTAAAAAAGCCGTTGATGCGTTTATCGCCACGAAGCTGGCTGGCGTCATAGGTGCGCAGATTGCCATGTATAAGGCGTTTGGTGCTCAGATTTATCTGACTGCAGCAGCGCAAGGTGCATTGAACACAGCGTTAGGCATAGGCAAGGCATTGATGATTGGCTTGCCATTCCTTGCTGTTGCTGGTGGCATTGTCGGGATTGCTGATGCCTTGCGTCAAGCGATTACGGGACAAAGCGATTTCAACAAGCTTCTTAAAGACGGAACGCTTGAGATGCTTGAGAACGAGCTTGCCACTAAAAAAGCAAGCCTTGCCCTTCAAGAGCGCATGATGCTGCAAGGGCGCGGTGAGGGTCGTGCGGCTGACACTTCGCGCTTAGCACGTTTACAAAGTGAAATCGCAGAGCTTGAAGCCGCGTTATCAAAAAAACGAGCTGAAAAGTCAAAGCCAACAACCGGGTTAGGTGGCGATGGCGGTGGCGTCAGCGATCCCGTCAAAGACATGTCTCAACGATTGGCTGCCCTTAACAGTCAATTAAGAGCCGCACAGGAAGCCGAGCAGCAACGCTTAGCGGCAACCTTGAAACTCATGATTGAGAAGCAGAAAATATCTGAGAGCAACTTGGGGCCTGTTGCGAGAGAGAACGAACTTCAGCAGGCGATACATGATTTCAGGCAAGAGATCTTTGGGATCGATAAGGAGATTGCAGATCAGCGCGAAAAAGATATACAGAGAGCAGTTGAAGGCTTTGAAGCCCAGATAGCGTATCAGGATGAGCTAAGTCAAGCGATTGCAAATCAAAAGACTCAGTACGATGAGCTGAACGACACGCTCCGCAACGGAATTGTTAATGGAATTTTGGCCGCAGTAGAAGGTTCTAAATCGCTGTCTGAGGCTCTTGTTGGCGTTTTGAAGCGGATGGCAATGCTGATTCTTCAGCAGCAACTATTGAACGCTTTGCAGGGGTTCAACCCGTTTCGATCAACTGCTGGCCCTGGCGGATATAAAATTCCATTTGGTGCAATACCAAAGTTTGCCAATGGTGGTCGCCCACCTGTTGGTCGTCCGTCAATCGTTGGAGAACGTGGTCCTGAGCTGTTTGTTCCTGATCGTGCCGGAACGATTGTTCCAAACGGTGCAATGGGCGGGGCTAACGTAACCGTAAACGTGGATGCTTCTGGCTCATCTGTTGAAGGCGACTCAGATCAAGCATCAAGACTTGGTGCAATGCTTGGCGTTGCAGTGCAGGCTGAGTTGATCAAGCAAAAACGTCCTGGCGGTTTACTTGCAAGCTGATGGCTACTTTCCCTTCAATCACACCGACGTATGGGCTGCAAAAGAGCAGCGCACCAAACGTTCGCAAGGTGCAGTTCGGTGACGGCTACGAAGCTAGGCTGACGTATGGCCTCAATCAAAACCCCAAGATTTTTAATCTGACGTTTGAGGTGTCGGAGGCTGATGCCGACACGATCGAAACGTTCTTGGATGCACGGGCAGTTGACAACGCAAGCTTTGATTTCACGCCACCTGGTGAAAACAGTGCGTCTAAGTTCGTCTGCGAGGAGTGGACCAAGTCGATTCCGTACTTGAATCGCGCCACAATTCTGGCAACGTTCCGTCAAGTCTTTGAACCGTAATGGCAGTAGCAGCTTGGGCCGCTAGCACCGCGTTTTCCGTTGGGGACATCCGACGAGCTACGACAAATCAAGCGTCTGGCTTGTTTTTCCGGTGTACGACTGCTGGCACGTCGGCATCATCTGAACCCAGCTGGCCGACAGATATTGGCAGCACGATCACAGACAACACCTGTGTTTGGACGGCGATCGCTTCTGCGTATGCAGAGCTGTCGCAGCTAAGCCCCAGTGCAATTATCGAATTGTTTGAGGTGAGGTTGGATTCAGCACTGCACGGCAGCAGTGACATTTACCGATTCCACGCAGGGTCAAACGAAAAGGTCGATAGCAACATTGTTTTCAATGGGCAGACCTATACACGGCTACCGGTCAAAGCAGAAGGCTTTGAGTACACAAACACTGGTACGCTGCCTCGTCCCACACTGACGATCAGTAACCTTGATGGCACGATTACCACATTGTTGCTACTGGTTAATGCAACTACTGCAGGCAATGATCTTGGTGGAGCGGAAGTTCGCCGGATCCGAACGCTCAGAAAGTTTTTGGATGCCGCTAATTTTGTAACACCAAACTTTTTGATCACCCAAGGCGGGAATCAACTGGTGACGCAATCTGGAGACAACATCCTGACTATTTCGGGTTTTGCTCCTTCAGCCGATCCAAACGCCAAGTTCCCTGATGAACGCTGGTTTATCGACCGGAAGGCTAATGAGTCTCGGGATAGTGTGACCTTTGAGCTAGCTAGCAAGTTTGACCTTGCGGGCCAGAAGCTGCCAAAACGTCAGATCGTCGCGAACGTCTGTCAATGGGTTTATAGAAGCAGTGAGTGCAGTTACACCGGCAGCAACTACTTCGACGTGAACGGCAACACTGTTGACACCTTGGCTGCGGATGTATGCGGCAAGCGGGTTGAGAGCTGCAAGCTGCGATTCGGCAACAACGCTGGGCTGCCGTTTGGATCGTTCCCTGGAGCTGGACTGACGCAATGATGAAGCTGACAGCAACGATGCAGGCTGAGATTCTTCAGCAGGCAAAAGATGAGTTCCCGCGTGAAAGCTGTGGTTTGATTGCCGTTGTCAAAGGGCGTCGGCGTTACTTCCCGTGCCGGAATATTGCTGAAGCCCCTGGCGAACACTTTGTTCTTGACGGCTGGAACGAAGTAGAGGACAAGGGTGAGGTGATAGCTGTTGTCCACAGCCATCCGAAGACCAACCCCGCTCCATCACCAGCTGATCGTGTGGCGTGCGAAAAGTCCGGTTTGCCATGGTTCATTGTCAACCCAAAAACTGAAGGCTGGGGCTACTGCGAGCCAGAGGGCTTCGAGCTTCCGTATGTGGGACGTGAGTTCGTGTTTGGCGTGGTGGACTGCTACACCCTTGTGCGGGACTGGTACGCAAGGGAATACGGCATTCAGCTACGGGATTATGACCGTCGAGACAAGTTTTGGGATCGCGGCGAGAACTTGTATCTAGACAACTTTGCTGCGGAGGGGTTTCAAAAGATTCCGGTTGAGGAAGTGCAGCGCGGTGACTTGATTTTGATGAATCTGGTTTCACCGTTGCCGAACCATGCAGCGATCTATATGGGTGATCAGCAGGTGCTGCATCATGTGCAGGGAAGGCTTTCCAGCAGGGATGTTTACACCCTTGGCAGCAGTTACTATGGCAAGAGCACTGCTTGCGCCTTGAGGCATGAAGGTCGTTAAGGTCTACGGCGCTTTGCGTAAACGGCTTGGCCAATGCCGGTTTGAGTTTGACGTATCGACACCAGCGCAAGCAATCAAGGCATTGTGCGTTAATTTCCCCGGTCTAGACAAGTGGTTGATTGACAGTGAAAAAGACGGCGTTGGCTACCGCGTAGCAGTCAGCAAAGAGAAAGTGACCGAGGAGAATGTCGCTCCACTGCTGATGCCCTTTAGCGACCGCGAGGTTTTCAGCATCACGCCTGTGGTTGCTGGTGCGGGTGGTGGCTTTGGTCGGATTTTGCTTGGTGCTGTGTTGATTGCTGTTGCGATTGCAAACCCTGCTGTCGGCTTTGGATTGGGCGGCGCAAGTGGCTTTGGAGCAGCTGCAGGTGCCGGTTTTGGAGCAAGCCTTGCAGCTGCCGCTGGCACGCTTGGCATCGGCTTGGTTCTCAGTGGTGTTGCACAACTGCTTTCCCCACAGCCTGAGCTTCAAGATCTTGACGAATCTGTACGGCTCGAATCTTTTAGTTTCTCGAACGTCGTCAACACAGCAAGGCAGGGCTTGCCAGTGCCGATAGCGTATGGACGGGTATTTGTTGGATCGGCAGTTATCTCCAGCGGCCTTAACGTTAAGGAGGTAATGAAAGGGTCTGAATCTGACCCAGACAACGACGGCGACGACTTCTTTAACTGATGACTCAGACTAAATACATTGTTGGCGCAGGCGGTGGCGGCGGCAAAGGCGGTGGCGGTGGTACACCTTCAGAAGATGACGACAGCCTTCAGTCAGTACAGTTTGCCAGTGTTCTTGACTTATTGAGCGAAGGCGAAATTCAAGGCTTAGAAGACGGCAACAAAAGCATTTTTCTAGACGACACGCCTGTTCAGGCAGCTGACGGCAGCAGAAATTTCAAAAATTTTACGATTGTCACACGCACCGGAACGCAAGGGCAAGCTCACATCCCAGGGTTCGGGGCCACGCAGTCTGAAAATGCAGTTAATACCGAAGTTACTAATGGCAGTCCTGTTACTCGATCAATTACAAACACTGAAGTTGATCGTGTTCGTGTCACCCTGACAATTCCATCGCTTTTCAAGGTTGAGGATGACGGTGATATTAAGGGCCTTACAGTCACCATAAAAATTCAAGTTCAGTACAACGGCGGTGGATACAACGACGTTATTAACGACGCGATCACCGGTAAGAGCAGCGCAAGGTATCAGCGTGACTACTTGATCAATCTTGACGGAGCATTCCCCGTTGACATTCGGATGGTTCGTGTCAGTACCGATGACACCAGCGCAAAGCGTAATAGATTAACGATTTGGTCAACTTACAGCGAAATTATTACCGACAAATTCCGTTATCCCAACAGTGCTTTAGTTGCCCTGCGATTTGACTCCCGTCAGTTTGGCACCATCCCAACCCGCAAATATCTTATCCGGGGCATTAAGGTCAAGATTCCCAGTAACGCGACAGTAGACACAACAACGCACCTTGGCAGGATTACTTATTCCGGCGTTTGGGATGGAACTTTTCAGGCTGCTACTTGGTGTAACGATCCTAGTTGGTGCTTATACGACCTCTTGATTTCGACCAGATATGGGGCGTCTGTGCCAGAAGATACGCTCGACCGCTATGACTTTTTTGCAATTTCTCAGTATTGTAACCAACTTGTAGACGATGGAAAAGGCGGTCAAGAGCCACGCTTTAGCCTCAACATTCTCATCAATAGCCGTGATGAGGTCTTCAACGTTATTCAGCAGCTGACTGCCATTTTCCGTGGCATTGCTTATTACGGAGCTGGATCGTTGGTGTTGCTGCAGGACAAGCCGACCGATGCGCAATACTTGCTTGGTCCGTCTAACGTAGTTAACGGAACGTTTTCTTATTCAGG